AGATGCTTTTTGAGCATAATGGCGAGCCGTAAGATCAGCGCAAAAAGAATTTCTTCCTTTGAACGCTGAGATTGCCGTATCTTCCGCTTCTTTAGTAACTTCATGTGACTTACTCTTATACGTGAACAGACATATCTGGCGCATTGATCGCAACACCACGCTGGAATGCGTGGCAAGGAACCGTAGCACCAGAGCTATCAGCTCTGTGGGCACATCCATTGAAGTCGAAAAACTCGACGATGGGTGTATTCCTGAAATAACGACATGCACAAACGTATCCTTGGGTAAGGACACATTATTATACATATCATCATAACAGAGCGCGTCTCCAGAGACGCTTACTACGCAAACAATATGGTCGATTAGACCACACTGCTCGATTAGTACTAATATGTCTCGCCAGCACTTCTCATATAGAGGAGCCCTAGCGGCGTCTAGTTGGGGTGTAAAACCCAATATGCTAGATGCGTCAGTCTGCAGGCGATTATATATTGTATTAATATTCATACAACAAGGACTAAGCCTCACCACCCACAAGCCTAAGGAGGCGACCCTTTGCAAGGTCGTGTTCCTCAGGCGAGGAAGCACTAGCAACCTGCGTTGCTAGTGCCATGATACGTTGACCAAGCTGGCGAGCTATCTCGCCAGTATAATCAACCGGAACATCTACATGTACATGTAGATTTCGTTGGAGTACGGAGGGCTCACGCCCTCCCTTCGAGGCCCGCTTCAGTCGACGAGACTGGTCAGGAGTTATCCAGACCTTAAGCTCGCGGCATGAACCGAGTAGAATGCGAACCGATATACAATCATCATGATCGTGAGGATTAACCTCATTCCCAAGATAAACGTACATCAATTTGTATTCAGCACAGTAGCGGACAAGCGAGTCAAACGCATACTTTTCAGTATGAGTAAGAAACGCTGGCCTGCAATAGTGAACCTCATAATACCTGTCTGATAGTACAATGACAGGTGAAAACGACCCTTGCGAGTCGTCGATAGTAACTTTGACCATGTTTGCTGTTTTCATAGTATATACTGTGTCAATAGCTCCCATGAGCATCGTTAGTACACCAGGGCTTCCTAAGTTAATAGGTTGCTAGCTTATTAGGCTACTTCGTGATTAGTGATAACAGCAATGTTTGCTGATCTCAGAGTAATCGCCGAAGCCATGAAATCAGTCAGATCCGCTAACGCCGCTGCGATATTAGTCGCATCAGCGTCGTCGGGAATGACGGAATTCAGCATCCACGAAACGTTCTTGATAACACCGGATCCGCTATCATAAGCGCGATCGATGCGAACAAGGGAACGAGTGTCGATGCTTCCGGTCTCCACGGGGTTCTTCGTCTCTTTATGAGAGACGGTAAGAACATCAGGGAGCGTATCACCACGTGAACGGGTCGTAAGAACCGTTGACGTAGCGCTCGGGGACTTCGTTTTATTGAAGACCTTCGAGTTGATGGTGTATGACGTAGTCATGTTGTATGCTGAAACCTATAACCGTAGGTGACGGACCTGGAATCTCCCAGGTAGGAGTTGCGTATAAGAGGCAAACGCGTGCCGTACTAGACACCACCCCCTAGAGGCCCCAATATTTGGGAGCCCTAGTATTAGGGAGGCCGAGGCGCCGATTAAGGTTCCTCTCAATACGATCTAGCTCTTTATTAATGAGCTTCTCGTATCGATCTGCAGACCGGAGGATTGCTTTCCCTCCAGCCGTATTAACGAGTGCAAGAAATCCAAGAAGGACGTATTGCATCGGTTTATTCGGGAGCCTGAGTTGTGG